AAAAGCGGCGCAGATGTTACAGGAGGCAACGGGCGGTTTGATTTCGCGTCCCGAAGGCTTTGTGATCTATTTAAGCACACAGGCTGATGACCCGCCAGCCGGTATTTTTAAGGAAAAGCTAGATTTCTACCGTGATCTGCGTGATGGTAAGGTAAAAAACAAAACGCGGATGGGTGTTTTGTATGAATTTCCGCAAAGGATGATTGAGGATGAGAGTTATCTTGATCCGGATAATTTTCATATAACCAATCCGAATATGGGACGCTCGGTCAATAAGGAATGGATAGCCAACAAGATAAATGAGATTGGCAATGAGAATGATCGGCGTACCTTTTACGCAAAACATTTGAATGTCGAGATTGGGCAGAATTTGCGCTCCAATCGCTGGGCGGGAGCGGAATTTTGGGCAAGGCAGGAAGATAATAGTATCAGTTTTGAAACATTGCTGGAACGATCAGAGGCGGTTGTTGTTGGCATTGATGGCGGTGGCTTGGATGATTTGTTTGGGCTGTGTGTCTTGGGGCGGGAACGGCAAAAAACCATTGAGGACGGGGGAGAGAAGACGCGCTGGCTGGCATGGTGTCATGCTTGGGCGCATGAGGGCGTGTTGGAGCGGCGCAAGTCGATTGCCGCGCGGCTGCGGGATTTCGCTGCCGATGGCGATTTAACGATTGTCGATGATCAATTGGCGGATATCAGCGCAATCATTGAGATTATCGCTGATATTAAAGGCCTTGGCAAGCTGGCGCATGTGGCGGTTGATCCGGCGGGGCTGGGCGAAATGATTGAATCGCTTTCTGATATTGGCGTGACACAGGACGGGGGTGTTTTGGCTGGCGTTTCACAAGGAGGCTGGATGATGAATGCACTCAAAACAGCAGAGCGCAAGCTTGCCAATGGCACATTATGGCACGCGGGCGGTGCAATGATGGCGTGGTGTGTCGGCAATCTGAAAGTGGAGCCAACGGCAACGGGTATTAGAGCAACAAAGCAAACAGCGGGAGATGCTAAGATTGATCCGGCCATGGCACTATTTGATGCGGTGACAATGATGATGCAAATGCCGGAAGCAAAGAATGAGGGCACGATGGAAGGCTATTTTGCCTCACTTGCGGGTAAGCCATGAATTTTTTTAAGAAAATGTGGCAGGGCTTCTTTGCCCACCCTCACCCCCTATCTGTGGGCTGGGGCGCTGAGCTTAGCCAATCGGGCGAGGTTGTGAATGATACAAGTGTCTTATCGCTCTCGACCGTATGGCGCTGTGTGTCGCTGCTGGCGGGAACGGTAGCCTCGTTGCCGGTGATGGTCTATCGCCGTGATGGACAAGATGTGCCGTCGCCGCATACAGAGCATGCGCTCTATAAGATTTTACATGATGCCCCCAATTATGATCAGACGGCCTTTGATTTTTGGCATTTCATGACCTGCGCCATTGAAATGCGCGGCAATGCCTATGCTCGCATCACGCGCAATGGTACGGGGCAAATTATCGCTCTCACTTAAAATATGCTTGGGCAGAAGATGGCCGCAATTATGAGGGGGGAAGTGACACTATCTTCCATATTCGTGGTTTTGGCGGTGATCCGTTAGGTGGGTTGTCACCGCTCACTGTCGGGCGCAATGTTTTTGGTACGGCTCTTTCAGCCGATAAGACGGCAGGCGATATGTTTCGCAACGGATTACGTCCCTCTGGTGTCTTGTCGTTTCAAAACTGGCTTAATGATGAGCAGCGGGCGGTTGTAAAAGAGACCTTGGCAGCCAAGATAGGCACGGGCAATGGTGGCAAGCCGCTAATTTTGGAGGGCGGAACAGGCTGGCAGCAATTGGCGCTATCGCCGGAGGATGCGCAGATGCTGCAAAGCCGCGCTTTTTCGGTTGAGGAAATCTGCCGCCTGTTTGGTGTGCCGCCGCATATGGTCGGCCATACAGAAAAGGCCACAAGTTGGGGATCAGGGCTTGAGCAACAAACACTGGCCTTTCTGCAATTCACGCTGCGGGAGCGGTTAAAGCGCATTGAGCAGGCGATCAATAAGCAATTATTGAGCCGAACTGATCGGGGCAAAGGCATCTCTGTCTCATTCAATATTGAAAGCCTGTTGCGGGCAGATAGCCATGGGCGGGCGGGGTATTATCAGACTATGACGATGATTGGGGCAATGACCATCAATGAAGTGAGGCGGCTGGAGCATTTGCCACCGGTAGCAGGTGGCGATGTGGCGCGGGTGCAGATGCAAAATGTGCCGATTGACCAGATTGAAGGCGCGGTTTCGAGCGAATAGGAGAGTTTTTATGCAGACGAAAGATTTTAACATCCAAATCAAAAAGATTGAGGATGGCACCTTTGAGGGTTATGGTGCGATTTTTGATAATGTTGATAGTTATGGTGAGACAATTGTCAAAGGTGCCTTTACCAAAAGCCTTGAGGAGTACGGCCAGAAACAGCAGCCGGTTGTCATGTTATGGCAGCATGATAGTTATAGTCCTATCGGCGTGTGGGAAAATCTCCATGAAGATGAAAAAGGCTTGAATGGGCGCGGCCAAATCAATCTGGATGTCGCCAAAGGCCGTGAGGCTTATTCGCTGATGAAGCAGGGCGCATTAAGTGGCCTTTCCATTGGCTACACAGTGGTCAAAGCAAAATCAAAAGGCAATGTGCGCCTGTTGGAAGAGTTAAAACTCTATGAAATAAGCCCTGTGACCTTTCCGGCGAATGGCGAGGCGCGTGTTTCCTCGGTGAAACAGACAAGATTTATCGATTTTGCGCAACGGCTAGCCTCCGGCGAGCCAATGCCGATTAAAGAATTTGAGGACATCCTGCGCGAGGCAGGGGTTCCAAGGAGCTTAGCTGTACAGATCGCCTCTGTCGGCTATGCGAAAGCCATTCAGAGTGAGTCTGAGGGCAATGAGGCGAATGCAGTGGCTGCTTTTTTGCAAGCATTAAAAGGCAGCTAGACAATTTATCAATAATAGTGATTGGATAATTAAAATGAACGATCTTGAAAACAAGAGCGTGGAAGCGCTCGCGCGTGAAGTTAAGACAGAATTTGATAAAAAGCTCGATGATGTGAAGGCCATTGCTGAAAAGGCGATTGCCGCAACTGATGGTTTGAGCAAGGCAGAGAAGGAACGGGCAGATGAGGCTTTAATCAGCATCAATGAGGCCAAAGCCCGCCTTGATGAGCTAGAGCAGAAGATGGCGCGTGGGTCTGGCCACGAGCGGCAACAAAAGAGCCTTGGGCAACAATTCGTCGAGGGAGATGCGTTTAAGGAAGCATCGGCTCCAAGCAACCCGCGTTTCTGGGCTGATCTGCATGTTAAGGCTGATATTACCAGCGCCACAAGCGGTGATGGTTCATTTGGGGCGGCCATTGAGCCAAATCGGTTGCCTGGCATCCAGCCATTGCCACGCCGACAATTGACCGTCCGTGATCTTTTATCGCCTGGTCGCACCGATAGTCCTCAAATTGAGTATATTCAGGAGACAGGCTTTAATAATAATGCCGCGCCAGTTAAGGAGGGTGATTTAAAGCCGCAATCTGATATCAAGGTCGCAAGCAAAAGCACATCAACAAAGGTCATTGCCCATTGGATGGCCGCAACAAGGCAAATCCTGTCTGATGCGCCGCAGTTGCGTTCTTTCATTGATGAAAGGTTGCTTTATGGCTTAAAACACACTGAAGAGCAGCAGCTTCTCAATGGTGATGGCACGGGCGAAAATCTGCATGGTATCATCCCGCAAGCAACGGCTTATGCTGTACCGCCTGGACTGACGGTCGCGACTCCTACTGGCATTGATGTGTTACGTATTGCCATGCTGCAAGCGGCCTTGGCAGAATATCCGGCGACAGGCGTTGTCCTCAACCCGATCAACTGGGCAGCCATCGAGATGCTCAAGGATGGTGATGGCCGTTATCTGATTGGCAATCCACAAGGCACGCTTTCACCGACAATTTGGGGCTTGCCGGTGGTGACAACCCAAGCCATGCAGGCGGGTAAGTTCTTAGCCGGTGCGTTCAAGCTTGGGGCGCAGATTTTCGATCAATGGCAAAGCCGTGTTGGCGTTGGCTTCCAAAATGACGATTA